TAAAAGCCTATTGACAAAGAGAGAGGAGTGTGCTAAGGCGGCTTTATAACGATTTGATAACGGCTATTGACACAGAGAGAGAGGGGAGAGTAAGATACGCCCTCTCGCTAGGCTACTGCCTAACAAGCCTATTGAGCAAGCAGGGATACGCCCAGATGTGACGCTATTTTCGTGGTTGGTTAGTAACTAGCCTGTTATGAGTGAGAGAGAGGGCTACAACTAACCTATTACTCTCTCTTATACCTATCTCTATGAGGTAGAAACAAAGAAATAAGCAAAGCCCCGATTTTCTTGTCGGGGGGTGGGTTCGCAGGTGACTAAAATCAAATGTCACAATACGGTAACAAATGCCAAAATGCTCTATCCAATGTCACCGTTTAGGTGTAGGCTCGGTAGTAACGAGGTCAGAGAGGCTGACCTCACTAAACAGAAAGTATCAACCCTTATGAGTATTGCTCTTATGGTATCCACTCCAGCAACAGACGGTAAAGAACAGACCCTACTTGTTCCTACCGAAACCGAAGTCCTAGTGTTCCACCGTTTATCTACTGGTGGTCGTGGTCGTGGTCAGGCATGGAACAAGGTCACAGATGTAACAGCCTTGCCACAGACCTTATCTGAATACAAGCCTGTCGCAGTTGCTATCAACAGCACAGATGTATTTAACGCCAAGTATGGAAATGTAACAGCCTTATCTAGTCGCCTTACTACCCTTGCTGGTGAGTATGACTATGCTGATACAAAGAAGTCACACTCCGATTGGGTGTCTGGTCTGACCGACAGACTAATCGCTGGTGACCAGAACCTAAGTATCTATGTTCAGGATAAGCGTAGGCAATCACCAGTAGTTATCAAGCCTATTACAGCAACCCTATCAGAGCCAGAATTGGAAATGGCTTTCGTGGCTATCAACAGCACACTTAACGAGCCTGTTACAAATGTAATCTCTATGCCACGACCACAAGTTCAGACCGAAATGGCGACAGTTCCAGATAAGTCATGGGCTAACCGTTACATCAACAGACGAAATGTTAATAAGTCTGGTAAGACCGACTACGAAATGTTGGACATCATCAAGGCTAACTTCCAAAACCTACTAATCAGAGGTCACGCTGGGTCAGGTAAGACCATGTGTGTTATCGCTTGGGCAAGTTCCAGAGATTACCGTTACTACAACATCTCTAGCAACATTGGGCTAGAGCCGAGCCACCTATTCGGTATGTGGATACCAACAGAACAGGCTGGCGTGTTTAAGTGGCAAGACGGTCCTGTAACAGACTTGGTAAGACATGGTGGCGTGCTGTTGCTCAACGAAATTGACTTCATGCCAGAACGCATTACAACAGTTTTATTTGGCTTGCTAGATGATAGGCGTGAAATCCAGTTGCTAGAAAATGGTGGCGAGGTTATCAAGGCTCACCCTGACCTAGTTGTAATCGGTGACCACAACCCGAACTATCGTGGCTCTCGCCCAATGAACCAAGCGTGGAAAGACCGTTTTGCTCACAAGTGGGATTTTGACTATGACAAGGCTATTGAGAAAAAACTCATTGGTAACACAACCCTATTAGAAGTGGCTAACCAGTTGCGAGAACAGCATGAACGAGGCGAGATTGACACGCCTATCTCTACTAGAGGTCTTGAGGCTTTCGTTAAAAATGTTCGTAATGTCAATCTTGATTACGCCACCGAAACTTACCTAAATAGTTTTGCTGATGATGAACGAGAGGCTGTCAAATTGGTATTTGATACTGCTAAGGCTGGTATTTCTGCTGGGTTTGGTATCGCTGTTGATGTAGAACTACAACTAGACGAGGTGGCTAACTAATGCCTAAGCCTAAAATCATTAGAAGTAACATTGACCATACCGAAGTTGGTAAGTCATGGTGGGAGTGGATTACCGAGCAAGGTTTTACCGAAAGTGAAATCTACTCGCACAAGGCTAGTGTTGATAAAGAAATTAAAGAAACTGGTAAGACAGAGGAACAGATTAAGACAGAACGAGCCGAGTTACGCCAGCAACTAGAAACAGACTACGACCTCTATCTTGACGGTGAAAGGTCTAGGGCTGGTAGCGTGTTCCAAATGCGTAACAACACGCTTGATAGCATTGTTTCAGTTTATCAGCGTGCCGACAGGATACTCACAGGTCTTAATGTTCTGGTATCGGTCAGCGAAACCGAAGTAGCCCCTGCCTACAATGACGGTAAAGACATTGTATTTAGTGGAAAACTAATTAAAGACCTTGATGAAAATACAATTTTATCTTTACAGGGTCTTAACTATCACGAACTCGGTCACCTGCTATTCACCCCGAGAATTGGCACAGCACTAGGTAAGTGGATAGTTGAGAAAGAACTAAAGACTACGCAAAATAGTTATGACTACATTGACAGCGAGGGTAATGTTCAGACACACACTCGGTCATGGAAAAGCGAGGAAATAAAAGAACCTGCTCGCAACATGGCGTTTAACATCTTAGAGGATTGCCGAGCCGAGTATTACCTAACGCTTAAGTATCCTAGTATCAGACCTTTCATGGTAACCCTATTAGGTGATTACATACTTGATAATAAGTTAGATAAGTTAGGCGAACAGTTTATCCTGCTCGCTGGTCGCAAGTATTTCTCGCTTGAGTTACGCAAGATGTCTGCCCAGATGTTTATAGCCGAGCATGGCTTAGACAAGGCTAAGGCTCTCTACGACATCTTGACCGAGTATCGCACTCTCGTATTCCCTCGCCAGTATGACAGGGCTAAAGAACTGATTACAGCGTTCATAGCCCTACTACCTAAAGACCAGCAAGGCAATCCTATTCCAGTAGGTCAGAACCCTAATGGCTGTATCCACAGAGAACCTATGCGAAATGGCAGACCTGCTACCGAGAAAGAACAAGAGGCTCTCGCTGGCAACGCTGGCAACGGTAAAGACCCTCTAGGTGAGGAACTTGGCAAGGGGCTTACTGCTGGTAAAGGTGACGGTTCTGGTGACACAGGCGAGGTTAATTCCGAAACTGCTGACTTTAATACTAAAAATGAGGAAGTAATTAGGGAATTACAAGAGGTCGTTCAGCGTGCTAAGGCTGATAAGTCTTTACAGAAAAAAGTTAAAGACACGCTTAAGGCTATTCAGAAAGACCGTAGTAGCAAATCTATCCTAGAGAAAACTAGGGCTGGCAACTTTACGCCAGAGATGTCAGAGGTTACTGCTAGTCGCTTGTTCGCACAAGAACTAGAACTGCTTAGGATAGAAAGTGACCCTGCTTGGAACAGAGAAAAACCTAGTGGCAAGTTAAATGTTAAGCGTGCTATGAACGCAGACATTAACAGGATAGATACGCTGTTTGACCGTTGGCAAGAGGGTAATGATGATTACGACATTGAGGCTAGTATCCTGATTGACAGGTCTGGCTCTATGTGGTCAGAGATAGGCTCGGCTTGTCGGTCTGCTTGGGTAATCAAGCGTGCCATAGAACGAATTAACGGTAAGGTATCTGTATCTGTATTCAGCGATTACGCTAGGGAACTGTTTGACAGAGATACCCTTGCTAGTGCCACAGATGTTCGTATCGTTGAGGCTGGTGGTGGAACTGACCCTACTGAAAGCCTAAATGAAACAACAAGAATAATGGAAAATACAAATGCTAAAACTAAATTAGTATTTATTCTTACTGACGGTGAGTGGTATAAACCTGCTGTTGCCGATAGCAAGATTGAGCAACTAATTAAACAAGGCTGTTATGTAAGCGTGGTCTGGCTCGGTAGCCATGAATACGCCCAAAGAATTATGGCTGACCCTAAAGAAGTGCTACGATACACACATGGGGCTAACTCGTTCAGGACTATCCAGCAACCTAGCGAACTGGTAAAGGTCGCTAAAGATGTGGTTAAAGCCCAAATGAACCGTAGCAAAGTCAGGGGGTAGGGGCTATGATAGAACCTATCCTCTATGGAGTTGTATTACCGTTTGGATTGTTCGGGCTAGAAACAATAGTCTTAGCAATCTGGTTACACAAAACAGCACAGCCAAAACCTAAACAAAATAAACTAATTAAGAAAGGCAAGACAAATGGGCGATAGAAGTTCTATCTACATTACTAACAGCACAGACGACAGCGTAATCAGGATTTACGGTCATTGGTCAGGTAGGGATAACGCTAACGCAGTTGCTACCTTACTTAATAAAACTGATAGGGTCGGTGACCCTATGTATCTAACAGCCCAGATGTTCTATGAGTTCGCAATCATAGAGGGTAAATACACAGGTGGATTAGGGTTCGGTATCGGTTCTGCCACCTACATTGACTACACAGAGGACAACCCTGCCATTGTAGTAAATGCTGATACAGGTGAAGTAAAGTATGAGGACACACAATACACAAGAGCCGAGTTCATCAAATCGTTTGGCGAACTTTCAGACCTAGATTGGACAAGTAACACATGAGTAAGTATGTAAAGCACTTAACCCTAGAGGAGTTAGCCGAGAGATTGGCTGATGAACTGGTAGATAGCCACAACGCCACCAGTATTGACTTAGGCTATTGGGAAACAGCAAGAGAACTTGTAGAACGGTTCTACGAGGTCAGAGTAAGAGTAGTAATCGCAAATAAGAAAACAGGAGAAACAAATGGTAAAAACTAATAAGCAAGTAGAAACATCTTGGGCTTGGTTCGTAGCACGCTACGAAAAATTAGGGTTCAGGTCGTTAAACCAGTTCGCAGGTGAAATGGGATTTCAGAAGTCAAGCCTATCAAGATACTTTCACTTACAGCGACAGATACCTAGTGGCATGATGTCGGCTCTATGTATTACACTTAAGGTCAGCCCTAATACCCTTATGAAAGTTATTGGCGAGGAGTGGAAGTAATGGAAACTAAAGAACTAATCAAGTTTATTAAAAAGGCTATGCGAGAGTTTAAAAAGGACATGAAAGTAGCCGATAAGCATGACCTAGATTATGATTATGCTTATGCCGAAGGTGCTTACAACGCCTACGAAGTCATGCTTGCTAAAGTGAAAGGTGATAACTAATGGCTATGGGAAATGAAAACTGGGCTGGCAGTTACAATGCTGGCTGGGTATCGGCTGACGGCTCATGGGGCGAGGGTGGTATTATCCTGTTTGACCCTAATAAACTTAGTTCGTTTCAGTATTTAGTGCTTGATTGCTTGAGAGATAGCGAGAAGTATGATTACATCAACGCTATTATGAGTGGCGAGGACTTGACCTATTATGAAAGCGATTACGAGAGTGAGAGAAACAATGCTGACAGTTAAAGACATGATAGCCGAACTATCTAAGATAGAAAACCAAGACCAGCCTATTATCTGTTCTTTCTGGCTTGCCGAAACTATTGAGTTTGCTGACGGAACGCCTAACCCTACGATAGAAGTGTTCAGCAAGGTTGTTAAGGAGTTAGAGAACTATGACCTGTTCAGCGAACCAAGCGAAGTCATAAGTGATTTAGTCTATGAAGTTATGCGAGATAGTGTGTGTAGCCAATGTGACGAGCCTTGCTCTAAGCAAGAAATAGAAAACCATGAGGGCTTATGTATGGATTGTAACGAACTTTATGGAGAGGAAACTAATAATGCCTAAATACACAATAGAAGTACGACAAATCTGGGAAATAAATACCAAAGAGGGAGAGGAGTGGGGCGACCTGCTAGACCTATCCCAAAAAAGATGGTGGTCAGAGGGCGTTGAGATAGACGCAGTAACCCTATTTAGTAATGATGTAGATGTCATTGACATTGAGGGAGAGATTGAGGAAACAAATGAGTTTTAGTGGCTATGACGGTTGGCTAGAGAGTGGCTACACAGATGAGGGTATGAACTGTTCAGAGAGTTATTGCTCTCTATGCTGGGCAGATTGCGAGGAGTGCGATACGCAAGGCGAACTAGACGGAGTGACTTGCCCTAAGTGTGAGGGTGAGGGGGCTTTCTATTATGAACAAGCCAGCGATTACGAACACCGATACGAACATGACGCAAGCCAAACACCAGACGATAAGTAAGGAAATCAAATGACAATAAACCAAATACAACTACTAATAAGCCTGATACCACTAACCTATGTCGGTGGTGCTATGATACCGATTATCTGGGCAGACACTTACCGTAACAGAGTTCCTAATAAGATAGTTGTGCCTCTAATGTTACTAACCTTGTTATGTTGGCTGACCTTAGCAATCTGGCAAGGCGAGTGGATTAAGTTAGGTATCTCTATCCTGTTCTTTGTAGGAACTATCCTATTAGGCTTATTACTAAACATTAAGTTTGACTTAATGGGCATGGGTGATGTAAAACTATTAGCAACTTTGTCTATGATACTGTCGTGGTTCTCATGGGGAGTAGCCCTTGTGTTCTTGCCAATAATGGCTGTGCTGTCGCTTGTAATAGGGTTCTTTGTAATAATGCTCTCTAGCGCAAAAGACATGAGGTTAGCCCCCGTAGTATTTATTACCTTTGGGTTCTTAGTAGCAGTAGCCATGAATTAAATAGTATTTAAATAATTAAGCCCCTAGCAATAGGGGTTTTTTTATTGCCCAAAGTTCCTGGCCCTCAGCTCAGGTCCGCTGCGGGAGAGATAAAAAGAGAGAGAGATAAAATAGCAAAAAGCCCATAACCGTATTTGGCTATGGGCTTTAATGCTAATTAAAGAGAGAGAAAGAGAGAGAAAGAGAGAGAGAGAGAGATTTACTGGTTGTCTTTGATGAGTTTGATTTCGCAAGCGTCAGTAGTACAGTAAGCCTCACCGATAGCGTCAATACCTAAGCCCTGATACACACCAGCAAAGTCAATAGGGAATAGTTCCATAGCATACTGGTCGTATTCCGCTTGAGAGATTTGAGAGTAAGGCATTTGAGGATAGACATGGTTACCCATAGGCAAGAAAGAGATTGTCTTGAGTTGGCCGTCGTACATATGTAATACAGTACCTACATCTTTGATTTCTTTTTCAGCGTCAAACGAGATAGTTACAGACACAGAGTTATCTGACCACCAGCGTTGAGCAGTCGCAGCGAGAGCAACCTTTTCGTAGATAGATACATCTTTTTCGGAACGCTTAGCGAGAGATTTAATAGGAAAGAACACCACAGAAGTCTTAGTAGGGTTTTCACTAGCAGGTTCTACTCGGTAATTAGCCATTTTAAAGAGAGAGAGCATAGGGTCATCATTACCAAAGCGGATGGCACGCAAGAAGTACTCGCCACCTGGTGTCCAGTGAACACCTGGGGACTCTCCAGAGAGAATAGAAACAGTACCAGAAGGCTTTATTGTAGTTGTTTTAATGCTTTCTCGTATTCCAAGCCACTCAGAATAGCTTTTATCGTAATTAACGATAGTCTTGTAGCCTTCATCCATCCACTCACGCAGCACAGGAAGCCCGTTGATGTCAGCGAAGTTTGCCACACCAGACATAGAAGTTCCAATGCGACGGTTGCGTTGCATGATAGCGTTGGTTTCTTCCCAGTGAGTAGGCAAAAGAGTAACAGTCTTGGCATAGAGATAAGCAAACTTGAGAGTACGCTTGTAGTCCTCTAGGCTATCGTGTCTATTTAGATAAGTTTCTACGAGAGTACAGCACTCAAAACTTTCTAGGCTCTGTTCGGCACATGGGTTATAGCCAGCAGCACGCCAGTCTTTATTGTTAGGTTGGTCAGCCAAACGCCCATACTTACGAGTTACATCCATCCAAATAACTCCAGGCTCACCGTTGAGAGCGATACCATCCACGATAGGTGAAAGGTCTGTACCCACAGAGGTTTCCACAGAGTTATTAGACATCCAAGCCCAACCTGGATTTTCAGGGTCGTAAGAGTTACGGTCAGGGAAACGCTCAGCGTTCTTGAGATTTAAGAAGTCTTGGTCGTCAATGCGCCCAAGCAAGAGCTCAGCGGATCGTCGTACGTTTCCGGAAACGACGCAGACACCAATCATGTTACCAATATCGGCAATATCAATTCGGGTTATCTTATTTCCAGCCCTGCCATTAAACAATTTCCTAATTTGTTCGTGCAACTTCACGAGTGGTGCGGGGCCTGCAGCGGTCCCTCCGAAGGTGGCGATAGGTGCGCCGTATGGGCGGATAATATCGTAATTAAATACCCAAACAGGCTGGTCAGGCTTTAGGTAAGAGTTGATAAGCATAGATGTACTTTCCATCCAGCCCTCACGAGTATCTGGGATATCGTAGCCCTGTTCGCCTTTAGGCTCATAGATATCAAAGCCTTTATCAGCACCCTTGTCATCAAACCCAACACCCACTCCTAGCATCGAGGCTTCCATGAGGAACGCAAACGGCTTGGCAGGATTGCTTTTAGACATTTCATTAGTAGAAACAAATGCGCAATTCTGTAAAGCAGCGCTATTCTTTTGCTCATTTACCAAAGGCGTACCCATTACCCACAAACCTCGGCCAGGCGGAGTCCATTTAAGGTTAAACAAGCGGTCAAATGCTTCCTTAGCAGAAGCCTGTGCCTTAGCGTCGTTCCAAGGCAAACGGTTAGTTTTAGCGTGGTCTTTCTGAAGCGAGTACATACCGTTGATTACACGCTCACAGACATCAGACCAAGTTTCTTTAGTTCCGTCAGCCTTTAGGCGTGAGTAAGTACGGAGGAAAGTAATCTCTCCGACAGAGTTTCCAGCAACATCTTTATAACCCCAAGGAACTACTTTGGTCTTATATCCTTCTACGAAGTCGGCTGTTAATTTAAATGATAATGGCATAGCATTTCCTATTCTTTTATTTGTTTGGGGGTAGTGTTCTAGTATAGTTCATCCCTGTTAAAAGATGATCCGGAAGCGAGTAGTGGGTGTGTTATTTTGCGTAAAATTAGGACTATGCCAATTTGTGCTAAAATAGGGTGGGCTAGTAACTAGCCCTAGACGTCAGTTATCTTCTTAATTACCTCATTTGTTTGGTTTTCATTAAGCCCATTGTTCGGTAATTCATTCAATTTTTGAGCCCTATCACCGAATAAACTAGACAAAACTCCAGCCGAATTTCCGCGCTCAACGGATATTCTCATGGTCTCTTTTGACTCGTCTAACTCTTTAATTGTCTTAAGCATTTTAAAGAATCTATCCATCTCTAGACCTGTATTTGGGTCAGGATACCCACCGTTTAAATCCTCGGCAAACTTGGCGAATGCCACTCGTTGCCCTTGTATTTCAAGGAGTGAGTTAATTAAACCCTTGAGTTGTTCTTTAGTTTTTACTTCGACTGGTAGGTTAAACGCACATGGGTTATCTACCTTAAAAGCAGGACAATTATCCTTTACAAAACAGGTGTTACACTGACGTAGGCTAGTGCTGTTAGAGCGAAGGACAGGGACATCTTTAATGACATCACGACCAGTTTCATCTGCCTCAATTACTCGTGAAACATCAACTCCAAGCACAGGTAAAGTACGCATTTCGGCAGGATTTCTTGTCACAAGTTTCCCTTGTTCAGACCCCCCACCAGTAACATTAGAGGAGGGTGTTTCCGATAAATCTGTGGGTGGCAAAGCACTGGCGCTAGTTACTAGCCCTGAACTTGTTTTTAATGCCCAATCTTCTAATTGGGTGTAAGACCAGACCGCTAATTTAGATATTTCTACTGCGTCATCCGCTAATATTTTGTCAAAATCTAAGTTAGCCTCTTCGTAAGCAGCCTTGTATCTAGACCTGGCTTGTTCTTTCATACGCTTAGGATAACGGTGCAGTTGGTTACCAAACCATACAATAGTTTCGCCCCTCATCATAGGGGACAACCAAGCAAGCGTGCTGGTAGTCTCAAATGGCGAGTTGCGGAACTTATCTGGCTTGATAGACCCTAGGATATGAAACTTAGTACCATGCTGTAAGGTAAACTTGCGGCACATCGGCTCAAGTGTTTCTGCCACATCTCCAGCAATAAAAACATTTAAATACCTAGTAGCAAGGCTTTCTAGGTTACCTTCTGTGTAAATAACCCCAAATTTTGATTCATCAACTTCATGCCATGCAGTAGACCGCTGCCGGATAATAAACTCTTGTGAAAGGCTTGGGTGGTTTATTTCAGTAAAAAGGGTAATTCTATTTAGATTATCGGAAATAAACTCTTCATAATCCGCACAAAAGTCCTCTAACTCTTCGTCCGTTAAGCTAGCTGTAGCTGGGATGCCTGGATAAACATATACTTCTACTTCGTCTTTAAAATAGTTCTCCAGCAAATACTTTTTAGTCTTTGGTAAGCCGCGTTTTACAAGACCCCAGTAACTCACGCCAACTTTTTTAGCCCCAGCACTGTCTAAAATAGTCCTATTACTAGGTACTTCACCGCCCAAATAAATTATTCTCATAGTCGGTCATCCTCTAGCATAAGTTGTACCTGTCGGTCTAGTTCATTAACGACAGCATCCCAACTTTTACGGCCTTCTCTGCCATCTGGTCTGAATTTAGCATTTAAATAGACAGGATGTAACCAAAGAAGGGTTTTAATGCCGTTCTCAAGGCATTTAATGGCTAAGTCCATGTCTGCTGTAACAACCATGTGAAGGGGCCCAGAAGCCTGTTGGTGCTGTATTTTACGGAAATCCTTATCCTCGTATTCACCAACTGTTTTATTAGAAATAAAACCATCAATGTCTACTAATTTATGTTCTTTGCACCAACGATTAGCCTCTTCTTGGTCGTCGCAAGCAAGGCTAACTAGCCCATTAACATTTAGGGCTTTATATAGGGAAACACCCTCATATATTGGCGTCTTAGTATCAGAACGCAATACGCCGTCAAGGAACATGACAATTGCCACGATTAAGTCTTTCTAGTATTGGTGACGAGTTGCGGCTCGGCGAATCAATGTATTCGCGTCTGGCAAATCTACTCCGTATTTTGATTTATTTAGTGCTTCGTCTTCGGCATCCATTTCGGCTTTTAAAGTCCGAAGGGACTGAATAACTCCTGATTGCTTACCTGCTTGCCAACGGTAGTTAGCAAAGTCTGAGTAACCCTCACCTGATGGACTAAACGCAGTGGAACGTTCGGTATGAATACTATTATACAGTGAAGCCCCTTGTGACATAGACATACGCATTTCTGAACGAGCGTTTGCCTTAATGGCATCGTTGCTTGCTTCTTCATACTTGTTCTTAGCGGCTACATATTTTGACAATATATCAATTGCCAATAGCCTGTCATTTTCTATAGCGTTTAACCAAGCTGGATTAGCCTGAACAGTGTCCATGCTAGGTGTAACAGTCCAGTTATCATCTGTTAGGGAATAGGCAGCGTAAGGCTTAATATCTACGATATTACTTTGCACATTTACATAAAAAGTTAATTCAAATGACCCCAAAAATTTGTCGGTAATTGGGTGAAGCGCTTCGCGGAAACCTTCGTTAAGCATAGACGCTACTTCTTGATTGCTTAATCCCATAAATTTAGTATTTGATTGTCTAAATCTAGCGTAATCAATTCCAATTAAGCAATCTAAATCGCCTGGGTCACGATGAGCGGCCCACTGATACGAAACTCCCGATCCGGCAAGCCACACGTGCGACCAAGATTCTCCGCCGGTATAGGTGCTGTTTAGGTGGTTAAATAACAATTGCAAAATAGCTGAACGAACTAAACCGTGTAGGTTTCCGTCTCTAAATAACCTTGGGTCTAGTCCAACAGAAGGTTTGCTAAAATATGATGTCTCTGCTGGTTCTAGCACTTAATCCTCATCGTCGTCGTCAACAGGAACTATTGTCCAATTAGGCTGTCTTATTTCAAATTCTTTACGGGCGGTTCTATCGGGCTCATCTTTTTTAACTGGGGTTACAAATCCACAGCCAACGTGAGCCTCTAAAAATCTAATGGTAGTAAACTCAGTGAAGGTATCGTTGAGCCCATCAAGTTGCAGGGTTGAACCGCATTTACAGGACATTTCTGCGAACATTGATGGGCTCCTTAACGAGAGGGACTACTCTTTTATTGTACCTTCAGTTTGGTCTTCTGTGGCTGTATCCGCAGGTTGTGGTGAAAGTGCAGATAGGATTAGGGCAGCTAGCTGCTGCTGGCCAATTGAGTAAGTAATCTCAGTGGTGGCTGCTCTTACTTCATTGACGCTAACTTCTCGGTCAATTTCAACATCGGCTTTTAGGTCTGTCAGTACGTGCCAAGCACCACTGTCCCCCTTAAGTACGATAAACCCAGTCTCAAACTTAGGGGTTTTTTTAGCTTCTGGCTCAGTTGCTTCGTTTTGTGTTTCTTCTGACATTTTATTGCTCCTTTTAATCGAATGCTTTGATTTGGTCGTGTGTCTTTACCATGTTAAATGACTTAACTGGGCAAAAATCACATAGATAAACTGTAGGTCCTGCGTATTTGTTTAGGTTTTCTGCCTTACGCATTTGCTCAGTCCCCGCTGACAGTTTCTTTTTGTCTGACTTGTAATCAGGGCATTGTCCCTTTGGGCGGTTATGGATACTGTAGCAGGTCATCGCGTCTTCTGCAAACTGCATACGAGTATTGTAGAAAGGCAGTCCTAGACCTTCGCCTTCGCCCCCTGATAGTTGCTTAACAACATCTTCTTTAAGGGCTGGAGTCATCCAAACGGCTTTAGGAACGTTCCATAAACGGCCGTAATGTAGTTCGCCATGGCGTTCTACCGTAATATTTAAAAGGGTATCGCCTGGGTCTTCTTCGGCGGAAGGTAGCTCATCAATGGTACGGCAGTTCTTACAGACCAGTAAACGGAAATACGGCTCTTGCTCTTCTTTATTCGACATATAGTGCTCCTATTAGATAGGTCATTAGCCTAGCATATTATTTTAGTAATGTTGGTAGTCTACTACCAGTTCCACTGCGCATCTTCAGGAGCCTTAGCTTTTGCTCTTGCAATCTTATCAGCTTTTGGCTCTAATCTATCTGCCAGCTTAGCAGCAGCATCGCCTAGTCTAGCAGTTAGTGGTGCAACAACTTTACGAGCAAATATGCCCTTACCAGCT